AGCACTTGACTTTTAATCAAGTTGTCCGGGGTTCGAATCCCCGCACGCTCACTATCCGGTGTTCATCCGAACACCTAAAAACTTCAGGATCGAAGTCAACAGAGTGGTTGTTGTCTGCATAGTTGTAGGCAATAACCACTTTTTTGTTATATACATAAACAGAGTGCACAAACACATCCATGAGCCGCTGCTTGAAATCAGGATCAGACACATCACCCTTTTTGAAGAGGTTGAGCCAATACACAATATGATCCCTGGTGAGGGCCGGCTTTTTGATTTCTTCTTTGGCAATGTGCATCTTCAGATCTTCAGCCTGGGCCTCTAATTCCATGAGCCTCTGTTTGGTGGAGGCGGTGATGATGCCCTGCTCAATGGCCTTCATAATATTCCCAATGGCCTTCTCTGTATCCTTCAGGGCAGAAAGATGCTGCTCTAATCTCAAATTAACCGTATCCCTTGCCTGGATCTCCATCACACGATCTGCCAGGTATTCAATCACATCATCCTGAAGCACATCATTGATGGTATGATACACAACAAAATCCTCCAAATCATCCTTGCGGTATGTTTTCAGAGTGCATTTATCAGAGCCATGCTTCCGTTTCCTGGCTGCACACTTATAATATGAGTACCGAATCCCCTTCTTTCCATATCCACATTCACCCACCAAAAGAGAGCCGCACTCCCCACAATAAGCCTTTAGAGAGAGCAGATACTTCTCTTCTGCTTTGTAGGAAGAAGCCCGGCCAACACGTTTGTGAAATGTGGCATGAACAGTATCCCATAATTCCTGGCTGATGATGGCAGGGATAGGAATTGGAATGCCATCATAGAAGCAGCGGCCAATGTATTTCTCATTTCTGAGCATGGTATATATTCCATTCTTTGTGATCAAACCGCCTTTTCTATTCTTAATACCCATTTTTTCAAGATTTTCCAATATTTCAACAGCGGTGCATCCGGCTGCATAATTTTCAAAGACATAACGAACAACCCAGGCCTCTTTTTCCTCAACCTGGTACATTTTATCAACAATTTTATAACCATATGGAGCCTGGCCACCAACAGAGTGGCCCTTCAGAGCACTTTCCCGGTGCCCTCTCTTTACTTTTTGCCGGAGATCGGCAACATAATATTCAGCAAGGCCCTCCATGAGGCTCTCCAAAATAATTCCCTCAGGGCCTTCAGGTATGATCTCCTTTGCATAAAGCAAGCGGATCCCATGCCTCTTCAGTTTAATTTTATTCAGGGCAATCTCTTCACGATCCCTGCCAAACCGGTCTATTTTCCATACTATGATGGAATCAAACTGTTTTCTCTCTGCATCCCGGAGCATCCGGTTGAATTCCCCTCTGTTCTCAAAATCAGAGCCGGATATATGACGATCTGCATACACATCCAAAACAGTGATACCATTTTCTTTTGCATAGGCCATACAATCCCTCACCTGGCCCTCAATACTCTGATCCGTTTGCCGGGGGCCGGGAGAGTATCTTGCATATATAACTGCATTCATTGCAAAACCTCCTAAAATGGGCATAAAAATGCCCGGAAACTAATTGAAAGCTCCGGGAGATGATGCTAAAATATATCTGCGACAATATACATGAGCATATCTCATGGAGCCTGGGTGAAAACCTGGGCTTTTTTATTTACATAGAGAAATGAAATTTATTCAACTTCAAACCATACCGCACAACCTCAGGAATATATTCAAGTGCATCCTGAAGTCCATGCAGATCATGTTGCTTGATTTTTGTATCTGTTATATAAGTTTGGATCCGGCCATTCACATCATCAATATTTGTGAGTTGGCATAATTGATAACCCATCAGCTTATATCTCACAGTGCTGCCTTTGATTTCGTAAAAAAGAGGAAGGGAAACACCGGATGATTTGAGGGCATGAAGCAGAGCCCTGGTGAAATTATATTCTGATTCTGTGAGGGTAGATCTATACTTTGTATGGCCGACCATCAATGAATCAATATACTCATTGCTGAAGGCAGCAGGCTTTTTAGATCCAATAACAGATTTTAAAACACCCAATAATGCCATGGAAACCTCCTATTTTATGCCTCTTTTGCGTTTGTAGTGCCTGAGGCTGATGATTTTTCCCCTTTTTCAGCCCGGAGCTCTGCTTCATATGAAGCAACCTCCTCTCTGATGGCAGCCTCTTCATCTGAGGCAAGGAAAACCCTTCTTATGTATCCCTTCAAAACCTCTCTGCTCTGCTTATCTAATTTCAGATATTCAGCAATCAAATTCTGATCCATGAGATCAAGATCATACTCCTGGGCCAAGTTTGAAACGATAGTGGAAGGAACCTGGCCGGATGCAAATACATCACCAGTACCATCTCTGAGCCATTCCTCACGCACACCATACTCCCTACATATTGAAAGTATAGTTGCATCAGATACTCCTCTGATCTCCTTTTCGTACCCTCCAATAGCTGAATATGTAAGGCCAAGCGGGGCACCAAAATCTGTTTGATTGAGGTGTAAATGATCTTTCCTCAATTCTTTAATTCTTTTTCCAACACTCAAACAATATCACCTCCTGAGCATACTATATCATTAAAAATGTGACAATGCAACATTTTTAACAGAAAAAGTATTGACTTATATGGTGCAATGCGGTATTATAATGGTGCAACGCAGAAAAAATGGAGGGATAAGCCATGAAGATGAATGAAAAGAGTTTTTTCAAAACTGAATTTGGAGCAGAGCTTGAATGCACAGTGAAGGCCCTGGATATTGCATTGGAAGAGAAAGCAAAGCATGAAACATTTTCAGAAGAATGGAGAAAAGAGCAGAAGGCTATTGATGAATTATTTACCCGCCTGGATGTTTACAAGCAGGGCCTCAGAACATTCTACAACCTGGATGTTTGTTTCACCCGCACTGATGAATATTTTGGGCTCTGCACAGAAGATGAAAGCTATTATTTGATGAGGGTTGACAGAGGAGAACAATAGATGAAGGGGCAAATGAGTTTGTTTGAGCCGGATTTCATAAAGGATATGGATTGCACCATAGATACACCGGTAAAAAGGGGATTGCCTGATGAAGTGATATATGGAACCGGGAAGAGGATTGCACCACATATCCCAGGAAGGAAAGACAGCAAACACTTTGAAAACATATACCTGAATGAACTTCTCCCACTTGAAGAATATGATTTGATAGCAATTCTATTTTCAGGAGGAAAGGATAGCATGGCCTGCTATTACAAACTCCTGGAAATGGGAGTGCCCAAGGAAAAGATTGAACTGTGGCACCATGATATAGATGGAGGGCATCCTTCCAGGAGAATGGATTGGAGATGCACTCAGAGCTATGTGAAAGCATTTGCAGATGCAGAGGGAGTGCCGCTCAGGGTATCATACCGGATTAATGGATTTTTTGGAGAACTTTATAGAATAGGAGCCTCTGAACCGGTTGAGTGGATTGATCCTGATACCGGCGAGATATTCAGATGCAAGCCTTCAGCAAATTACACCAAATGCCTGGAACTGAAAGAGCAATGCACAGAGGATATGGAGGAGAAACTCAAAGAATATGGATACCGGATGAAATTCCCGGCAAAGAGTGGAGATTTGAGCAGGAGATGGTGCTCAGCATATCTCAAAATAATGGTAGCAGATAGTCTGATGGCAAACCTGGATAGATTGGAAATGTTGAGTGAGCTTGGAGGCAAAAGAATGAAATTCCCGGCCAAAGGTGGAACTCACCAGGGAAGATGGTGCAGCGGGAACCTGAAGGCAGCAGTGCAGGACAGTGTAACAGCAAACCTGGATAAAACAAAGCAGAATGTGAAGGTGCTTGTGGTATCCGGGGAGAGGCGAGGGGAAAGCAAAGGCCGCTCAATGTATAACGAGATGGAGATCCACAGAACCAATGCAGAGAAGAAGGCCAGGAGGTTGGTGCATCAGTGGAGGCCGGTGATTGATTATTCAGAGAGGGATATATGGGAGGTACTAAAAAGGCATAAAGTAAACCCTCACCCTTGCTACCGGGCCGGGTGGAATAGATGCTCATGTGCTCAATGCATATTCTCAACACCAAAATTATTTGCAGGCATCCGGGAATTATACCCTGAGGAATATGAAGCACTAAAAAATGATGAGGTTGTGTTGGGCTTCACATTAGATAACAAATGCGACCTTGATACATTTGTGGGTGATGCAGAGTCATGTGTGTATTGGGGTGATGAGAAGGCAATAGAGAGCCTGATCACAGGGAGATTCTCAGTTGATGATGTATATGTTGATGATTGGAAATTCCCGGCAGGAGCATTCCATGGAGCGGAAGGCGGCCCATGCTGATGGTTAAATTGGAGGATAAAATGACGGATAAGCAGAGAGAACTTCTGAAGAAATTGCAAGCCCTGGCAGAGAGAGGTGTTGGCGGCGAAAAGGAAACCGCAGAGAGAAAACTGAAGCAGCTCATCAAAAAATATGGCATTGAAGAAGCTGAGCTCTCAGAGGATAAAATCATGGAGTTTGAATTTAAGTACCACAACAAATGGGAAATGCAACTACTACGACAGTTATTTTATAGGATGTTTGGCCTGGAATACAGAGAAAAAACCTATACATACAGATTCGGCAAGGGTAGCAAGTCCATATATGGAATTGCCTGCACCCAGGCAGAGGGCTTGCAATTACAGATTGAATATGACTTCTACAAGGCTCTGTATGAGGAAGAGGTGGAACTATTTCAGAGTGCATTTATTCAAAAACACCGCATATTTGATCCGCATGGCGGCTCAGATGATACAGAGCTAACACCGGAAGAAATAGAGAGAATTATGAGGATGCAACAGATGATGAATGGAATGCAGGATAAAAGCCTGAATCCGCTCATTGAAGCAAAGTAGGAAGGAGATGAACAGTATGAAAGAACAGAAGCAGAGAAACATTCAGAGAACCCTGGAGATGGATGATGCAAGGGAGTTTGCAGAACTTTATGGAAAATTATCTCCAAATGAGAAGCAGCAGGTGAAGAGCATCATCATTGGCATTCAGATTGCCAAGGAGGCAATGCCTGAGATGGTAACTGCATGATAAAGGGAGCAGGGTGAAGCGAATGGAATATGTCAACGCACAGCAGATCCCAAAATCTGAGGGCAACATGATTGGCAGCCTGCTTTTCACAACCATATCAGAGTATTTTGCAGATCCACAGCATCAGCAGGATTTTGAAGAATGGAAGAGAAGCCGGGCAGACAAGCCCAAGAGAGAGAAGGTGATTCCGCTGAAAAAGTAAAGGAGCAGATCTGAGAAATCTGCTCCTGGATATGCCCTAAAAAGGACACACTTACACCTAAACACAGTGTATCACTTTAGGGCTCAAAAGTCAAGAAATATCCGCTAAAAACAAGGCTTTTTGGGCCTTCTTAATTGCTTGATAAGGATATTAAAGTTAGGGGTGATGCACAATTTGTATGTGAGAAAAATATATGACCTGGGATGGGTGAAAGAGATCTCCAAATATTACCCAGGGAATTATGGAGCTCCCGGAGTGAAGAGGGGGCCGAAGAGGAAGAGAACACCTGAGGACATAGAGCGGCAGAATAAAACCAACAGAGAGAAGAAAGTGCAGCGGCTCATCCTGGCCAACTTCCATGAAGGAGATTGGCACCTGGTGTTGAAATACAAAAAGGAGCTGAGGCCGGAGAGCCTGGCTGAAGCAAAGAAGCAAGTGCAGAAGTTTTTGGCCGATATGAGGAAGGCCTATAAGAAAGCAGGGTATCAATTCAAATACATATATGTGACGGAGAGGGGGAAGCAGGGAGCCTGCCATCATCACCTGATCATAGAGGATATTGCAGGGCCGGAGCTGAACACCAAGAAGATGGTGCTGAAGTTTTGGCAATACGGATCCAAGGCATTCATCCCTCTGTATGAGGATGGAGAATTTGAGAACCTGGCTGAGTACATAGTGAAGAAGGAAACGAAGGAAGAAGCTGAAGGCTGCACCTATTCCCGGAGCAGGAATTTGATTGTGCCGGAGCCTCAGAGAGAAATTATCCACAGAAAAAGGTGGAAGCAGGAGCCAAGACCGGAAAAAGGTTGGTATATCATTCCTGATTCCATAGTGAATGGCTTCAATCCAGTGACCGGATACCCATATCAGCACTATACCATGCGGAGAATAGATCCGGGAGGTGATTCAGGGTGAAAATTGAGGTGAGGATCTTCATTGAAAGCTCATGGAGAGGCCCATCTAAGAGAGATGGAGTGGCCATGTGGTTGGTGGAATGCATGAAGGATGGAGAGCCACACACCAGGCAGGGCTTCATTCACCTGGAAAATGGAACTGAGGCCCAGGGCTGTTTGATGGCAATGATCAATGCCTTCCACATACTTAAAAAACCATGCCAAGCCTCAGTATTTACTCAATGCGAGCACATTTTGAACACTATCCAAAATTACTGGCATATTCAGTGGCAGAAAAATGAATGGCACAATGCCAAAGGGAAGCCGGTGAAGAATGCGGAGTTATGGAAGATGCTGATGGAGAAGAGCCTGCCTCATGCTTATGTAGTGCATAAAGGCCATCACGAATATGCAAATGTGATGCAGGCAGAGATAGCAAAGGAGATGGAAGCATGGAAGAGTACAGAGAAGTGAGGCAGAGAACCATCCAGGCGGTGATGGAAACTGTGAAGGGCCCGGAGGCAGCAGTGACGGAGATGGCAGAGCAGATTGCTGATGTGGTGATGGATGCCATTGCAGACAATTACCGGAGCATCACAGAGGTGCACTCTATTGTGGCAGCAGTGAGGGCCGGGCTCAATGTGCAGATAGCATATGCGGATCCTGATGAGGATGAATTCATGAATCCATATGTGGTGAGGCCTTGTTGGTAGGAAGGAGAAAGCATGACAGAGCAGGAATACCATGATTTTGCCAGGGAGCAGGAATATTTGGATGGCTACCGGCAGAGAGAAAAGGAGGATATGAAAGTGGAAAACAATGAAAAGAATGTGGATAAGGTGAGCATGGAAAAGGTGTATATGTGCTCACAGTATGGCACAAGAGGAAACAGAGAAACCAACCTGGAATTTGCAAAGCTCTTTTGTGGAGCGGTTATTGAAGAGGGCAAGATCCCGATCTGCCCACACCTTTTCTATTCTCAGGTGCTCAATGATGAGGTGGAATCACAGAGGGAAGCAGGCCTGAGAATAGGATTAGAACTCCTGGAAGATTGCTCTGAGTTGAGGATCTTCAGTAGATTATCAGATGGAATGAAGGGAGAGATCCTGAAGGCTGAAGAGTTAGGCATCCCTGTGACAATCGGCAATATGGCCTATATCTATTCTGATGATCAGGCGGCAGCCATTGTGCAGGAGATATGGCAGGATTTGGAGGAGCTTTATGACAAAGAGCATCATACAGAAGAAAACTGATCCACTGAGCAGAGAGTGCTTTTTGTGCAGAGAGGAAGCTGACAAAATCGGATATTTTGGAGAATTAAAGCACACCGGGCTCCACAAGCATCATTTCATATATGGCCGGTTCGGATGCTTCAGAAAGAAGGCAGAACACTATGGCCTATGGGGATATGTGTGTGAAGAGCGGCACCATGAACATGGCCCGGAGGCACCACATGACAATAAAGAGGTGGATCTGTATCTGAAGCAAGTGGCACAAAGAGCATTTGAAGCAAAGTATGGCCATGATATGTGGATGCAGGAATTTGAAAAGAACTACCTGGATGAGGAGGTTGAAGCTGATGAATAAGATGGTGGAGAGCATTACACAAGTGGATCTCTCTGAGATCAAGATGCCCATGGCGGTGATATATGACAGCCCCAAAGATTTTCCTGGGATGTATTTATGCAGAATATGGGAAGGAGCAGGCTGCCATCCGACAAACACAGCCATGCAGAAGAATTCCCTGGATGAAATGAGAAAAGATATTCAGGCAGCGGGATTTTCAATCAGATTTCCAAGGGCAGAAGGTGATGATCCGGTGATCCTGGAAACCTGGATAAGATGAATGTGAGGCTGATTGCAGAGGATGATGTGATGGAGATCCTCTGCAAATATGTGAGGGATTCCAAACAGAAAACGATAGTTTATGAGATCACAAAACTGCCTGGCTGCCTGGCCACAGAAGAGCAGGCTTTGGAGATCCTGGGAAGCAAAGAGATAGAATTTGAAGATTGAAAATGGAGGGATAAGCCATGAAAAGAACCATGAATATTGGAAAAGGCCGCTCAATCACCTTTGATGATGAAGATGGCAAGAAAGTATATGAGAGCCTGGAAGATTGGAAGGCTGAAGGAGAGAGAAGATTTGGCAAGAATATCCTCAAATGGAGATTCAAGTGCCCTATGTGTGGCCATGTGGCAGCAGTAGAGGATTTTAAGGCAGCAGGAGCAAAGGATCCGGCCAATAGTGCATATGAGGAGTGCCTGGGGAGATACACTGGCAAGGGCTCACCGAAGGAGGGAGATTCTTCAGGGTGTAATTGGGCAGCATATGGATTGTTTGGCATACCGAATGGCGGTGTGTATGTATTCACTGGCCCGGAGCAGGGGGCTCATATATTTGATTTTGCAGAGGAGGGAGAATGATGGCCAATTTGGATGTGATGTATAGCAGCAAAACAGATCAGTGGGCCACACCTCAGGAATTTTATGATGAGCTCAATGCTGAATTTGGATTTGATTTGGATCCATGTGCTGATGAAGGAAACCATAAATGTGAGAGATTTTTTACCAGGGAGCAAAATGGGCTTTTGCAGGATTGGGGGGGTGCCGGGTGTTCTGCAACCCTCCATATGGCAGAGAAATTGGAGATTGGGTGCAGAAATGCTATGAGGAAGGCCACAAAGAGAATACTTTGGTGGTTATGCTCATACCGGCCCGGACAGATACAAAGTATTTCCATGATTACATATTGCACCGGGCAGAGGTGAGATTTGTGAGAGGCCGCCTAAAATTTGGTGAGGCGGCAGCAGGAGCCCCATTCCCATCCATGGTGGTGATATTTAGGGGGCCAAAAATGTGAGGTGATGAAATGGCTCAGTATTGCAGATATTGCAGTGCATTGGTGGTTGGAGATATACCATACTGCACCACGAAAGAGAAAGAAATACCGGAACACCTGGCCAAAACCACAAACTATTGCCCACACTATGATCTCAATCCCATTGATGCCTTTGGGGAGAATGAAAAGGGATACCAACCAAGGAATGCAAAGGTGGAAGTGCAGCAGTGTGATGGGCAGATGAATCTATCACAGTTTTTAGAGGAGGCAAAGGATGGGCAAAAAGAAGAAACCGGTGGAGATCAACCGGAATAAATACAATCAGATCCGCAAGATGGATCACAGTACAATGGAGGCCTGCATTAGTGAATATTATGAGCAGGGATTTGTAGCAGGATACAAAATGGGCCAGGAGGCAGCAGGATCCTTCAATACCGGCCTTGCATTGGAGGCTATCAGCAAAATAAAAGGGATCGGCCCGGCAAAATTGGAGCAGATTCATTTGGCAATGGTAGCAGCAGGAGCAAAAGGAATGGCAGCAGGCGGCCAGGATGCCTGAAAACATAAAAGGAGGATAAGTAAATGAATATCACAACCAAAAGAACAGAGGAAACAAATTGGGATGCAGTGAAGGCCATGGTGGCAGCAGGCTCCCTGAAAGTAGGGGATGAGATTGCAGATGAACTGCTCACCGGAGAAAAGATCACCTATGTGGTGGCCAATATCAGCCCGGAGGAGGTTTATTTCATCAGCAAGGATTGCCTGGATCAGAGAGTGCAGTGGAATGCAAGCGGCATGAATGCAGGCGGCTTCAAGGAATCTGATTTATGCAGATACCTGAATACAACAGTATGGAATATGCTTCCTGAAGAGCTCAGAGGAGTGATCAGTGAGAGAGAATGCCTTCAGATTGTGGATGGAGAAGAAAGCAGATACCCTCTGAAGCTGTGGCTCCCGACAGAATATGAGGTATTTGAAGATGATTGGGCATCTGAAGCAAAAGAGGGGCAGCAGTTTGAAATCTTTAAGGATCCGAGAAACCGCATCAAAGGGGCCGGTGACGGAGGAGACCGGGCCGACTGGTGGCTCTTGTCTGTGTATGGCGGCAATTCTACCATTGCCTGCAGTGTCAACTACATTGGCAATGCCTACGGCAGCTACTGCTCCAGTGCTCTTCGGGTGCCGGTCTGCTTCTCAATCAGAATCAAAGAATAATCAAAGACAATCCCACCCCTTCAATGGGGTGGGGAATCATAAGGGGATAAGCGAGCAAATTTGGAGGATGAGCATGGAAGTGAAGAATTTTGATATTGATCAGATTATGAGATCCGGGCAGTGCTTCAGAATCAGGAAAGAAACAGAGGATATTTATTCTATCATTCACCTGGATAAATACCTGGAAATTAAAGTGAAGGAAGATGGAGGCTATCTCATGCGGTGCTCAGAGGATGAGCTCAGGAAGATATGGGTGCCATATTTTGATCTGAGCACATCAGCAGATCCATATGAACTGATGGCCGGCAAAATAGATCCGGCAGATGAATTCCTGAAGAAAGCCCAGGAGTATGGATCCGGCATTAGGATCCTCAGGCAGGATTTGTGGGAGGTTATGGTGCAATTCATAACTTCTCAGAGGAACAACATACCGAGAATCACCGCCACCATTGAGAAGATGAGTGAGAGATGGGGAGAGAAGCATTTGGCACCAGGAGGCCCGGATGGATTGGATACAGTGCAATATTTCTCCATACCGACACCTGAAGCCATAGCAGAGGCAGATTTGGATGAACTGAGGGAGTGCGGCCTATATTATAGAGCTCCATTTATTCAGGAATTGGCCCGAAACATTGTAAATGGAGTGGTAAACCTGGAAGGAATGAAAAACATCCGGGAATATGCTCAGATCCACAATAAACTCCTGGCCATTAAAGGAATCGGCCCGAAAGTGGCAGCCTGCATTGAACTGTTTGGCCTGCACCGCCTGGAAGCCATGCCGGTTGATACATGGATGGAAAAGATCATTTCTCAGAAATACAACGGATATTTCCCGGTGGAAAAATACAGAGGATTTGAGGGAGTGATGCAGCAGTATATGTTTTTCTATGCATTGGATCACAAAGATGAATTCAAAGAAGAGGAGTGCCAGGAAGAAGGAGGCAGCGAAAATGGGATTGAGAGAAGATGATTCGGTTTATTACAAAGTGCAGATGCAGAAATTGTTGAATAAAGCCAGGAAGAATGGCCTGGTGGTGGATGCCAGTGTATATGATGGCCCGAAAGAGAGAAATGTGAAGGTGCTTTTTAGAGATCCGGCATCCGGTGAGTGTGCAGGAGCCACAATACTGAAGAAAAGGAGGAACTGAGATGGAATGCTTTGAAGTATATGGAGCAGCAAGAAAAGAGAGAAAAACCAAAGAGCAGCTCAAAATAGAAAGCCAGGAGAAACAACTTGCGGAAGGAAAAGAAATGATCCTGGATCTAAGAGCTCAGCTCTCAGCATCCAAGAGATTCAATAAGGCAGCAGGAGCTATGCTCATCATTATGCTCATCATTATGAGCTTCATGGTGAAAGATATGAGCCATTGGGCAAATCAGTATGAGCAGCTTGAAGGCAGATATGAAGAACTATATGAGGAATTGAAGGGTGGTGAGAATCAGTGACCGGTAGCAGGAGAGAGTATCTTTGGAGGCAGAGAGCCAAAAAGAGAAGAAGAGCCAGGAAAATCATCCTGGTGAGCATTTTTGCGGTGCTCTTCCTGAGCGCAGTGATAATCTCCTGGGCATTTGAAAGAAATGGAGGTGAAGAGGAAACTCAGGCTGCACCAATAGAAGAAATAAGCACAGAAGAGCCGGAGGTGGCCATAGAAGAGCCGGATGCAGTTATATTCCAGGATCAGCACTCAATGGATTGGGATGCAGATGAGAGCTACCTCCTGGCAAAGATTGCAATGGCAGAGGCAGAAGGAGAAGGGGTTGAAGGGAAAGCCATGGTGATCATGGTGGTGCTCAATCGTGTATGGGCAGAGGGATTCCCCGGAACCATAGAGGATGTGATCTTTGAATATAGCGAAGAAAAGGATATATACCAATTCAGCCCGGTGGCACCAGGAGGGAGATGGTGGACTACTGAACCGGATGAAGAGTGTTGGGAGGCCCTGAGGCTCATCATGGTTGAAAAATGGGATGAGAGTGAGGGTGCCCTATATTTTGAGGCTAAATACAACGGAGAGGAAACCTGGCACTCAAAGAATTTGGAATATATCAAAACAGTTGGGAACCACAATTTTTACAAGTAGGAGGATAAGCAGATGGAAAGAATTTTTATAGGCGGCAGAGGATCCGGGAAAACAACCGGCCAAATTATAATGCTAATGTCAGAGGGAAATCCCGGATGTATGCAATTCCTGGCAGAGCTCATGCGAACTGAAGGAGGCCAGGAGGCAATGCTTGCACTGGCAGAGTATGGGATTTTAGGCAGCAGGGCATATCAGTTGTGGAATGATTGCTGCGGAAGAGATACCAAGAAGGCGGTGAAGATCCTCTCCCTGGCCAAAGAGAAGAAAAACACCTATGAAGAGCTCTGTGAGCATATTGATCTGCCATATGGCAAGCCATTTGACATTGAGGAGATCTGCAAGAGAGATCCAAAACCGGAGGTGATGTGCCACAAGTTAAGAGTTGAGATGAATCCAATGATGAGAGGGATCCCAGGAATGGAAAAGATGCAAATGGATAGAATGTATAGCCTTCTCATGGAGAGATTATTCAAAAATTCTGATGATATTGGGAAAACCTTTGTGGTGACAGTAGAGAAAACCATGGAGGCCGGCCATATGTACCTGAAGGCAAGAAAGGAAGAGGTGAGAAAACATGGAAAACATGAAACTGTATAAGGGAATACTGCACACCGCTGATTTCACAGAGGAAATGGCTAAGGCCGAGGGGAACGAATACTCAGAGGATGAGATCAGGATTATAGCAGCCTATATGCAGGCCTGGGATGGTGTTCATGTAACCCTGAGCAATTTGCTTCCTGAAGAGTATTCAGTGGTAGGATGGCCACCTGAAGAGGATGAAAAAGCCAAAGAAGCAATATATCTCATGGAGCAGGATCCGGTATTTGGAATGTATGTGGATGATCGTGAGAGATTTGATGCAGATTGGGCAGCAGGCGAATGGGAGCCATCAGGATCTATTATATTCTCACCGGCCATGGTGGAAGTTATTGGAGAGTTGGGAGGGCAGGAGGATGAGCAATAAGGAGGAATTAGCCAGGATGATCCTGGAAAACCCGGAGCTTCCAGTGCTGTGCATGGTGGAATATGAAATTGTGGCCGGAGATGATTGCCTCAGATGGGCTGCAAGCCTGGGAGAGTGTAAAATCCGGGAATACATATACCATGAGGATGGGTTGAGTGAATCAGTGATATTTTGGAGAGAAGATGAGGAGAAATTGGTGGATGCGTTTGCAGAGGATGCAGAAGAGCATCCTGAATATTATCCATTAGGCCAGGATCCACAAACAGCAACCGCCAGGGCATATGCGTACAACCAGGCCCGGATGATTGCAAGGCAGAAGGTGAGAGATCTCCCATGGAAGAAGGCTATTGTGGTGAATATTGATTTGCCGGAAGATACGGAGGTGGAAGATGCCACATAAATTCAGAATATGGGCAGGAGATAAAATGCTTCTGCCTGAAGATATAACAAGCACCACATACCGGTATTTGCTCAACAGAGATGGTGTTGTGTTCGGCATAGATCTCAGAGATATGAAGTGGGATGGAATGCTCAGAGTGAGTGACAGCAGCATCATGTTTCAAATTGGCAGGAAAGATCGGGAAGGCCAGGAAACATATGAGGGTGATGTGGTAAAAGTGAGAGATTGGGAGGATGGAAGAAAATGGCTCATTGGAACAGTGGTATATGATCCTGAAGAATGCGGATACTGCATTGAATTTAATACCGGAGATCCTGAGCATGGAAGCCTGGGCATTTCATTTGGTGCCGATCCCGATTATAAAATATTAGGCCATAAATTCCAGGAAGAAATGCAGCAGCTAATAAAAGAACAAAAGGAGCGTTTTATGGATCCAGGAAAGGAGGCAGCAGTTGAACAACCGACAGAAAAAGAAGCAGTTTAAGAAAATCTATGGCATGAACCCGAAACAATATGAGAAATGGATGCAGGAACACTGGCCGGAAATCCTGAAGCAGAGAGCAGAAGCCGGAGCTGAAGCAATCCGGGAAGGCTTCAAGAGATTGGGAGAGATGGCAAAAGAAGCTGCACAGATATTCTCAGAGAGCCTGAGTGCCTGGGCAGAAGAGATCCAGGTAGCAGCAGGATTCCAGGAAACAGATAATATGCTCAGAAAATCCAACATATTGCCGGATGGAGCTGATAAGGAGCTCCTGAAGCATATTGGGATCCGCATGGATCGGTACGGATGGGCCTATGATTTTTATTATGATGAGGCAAATGATGAGTATTTTGTGGAGATTATGCAGGAAGGAGGGGCCAAAGATGGAAATAATGTGGATGATTCTGAGAATGTTGGGCATGGGATGCCTGATTGTTGTGGCAGCCATTGTGCTGATCATACTGATTGCCTGCATGGTAGCAGTGGTGAAAAGTCTAATTGAGAAGAAATAAGGGAAGTGATCTAAATGGGAAACCTCACACTGGAAACAAAAAAGAGTATTATGGAGGATTTTTTCTGCCATTTCAGAAATGCTGATCTCCTGGAATATTTGGAGGCAGCAGGATTTTATGAAGCACCGGCATCAAAGGGGCACCATGGAGCCTATAAAGGGGCATTATTTGATCACAGCCTTCAGGTAACGTATGAGCTCATCAATCTCACAGACAGATTAGAACTGAAGTGGCAGAGAAAAGAAAGCCCGGCCATTGTTGGAATGCTGCATGATGTATGCAAAATGGATGATTATATGTTGAGCGAAAATGAAGGAAGCACTGTGGTTGAGTGGAACAAAGAAAGAATATGGCCAGGCCATGGAGAAAAAAGCCTGATCATGCTGATGAGCCACATTGAACTCACAGAAGAGGAAAAAATGTGTATCAGATACCACATGGGAGCATTCACTGATTCAAAAGAATGGGAATTTTATTCAAGAGCAGTGAGAAATTACCCAAATGTATTATACACACAGACAGCAGATATGATTGCATCACAGATAAAAGGAGTTTGAAGAGATGAAGAAAACAGTGGCATTTGATTTTGATGGAGTGATTCACAGTTATACAAGCGGATGGCAAGGGGCAGCAGTTGTGCCGGATCCACCGGTGCCTGGAATTAAGGAGAGTATTGAGGCCCTCAGGGCAGCAGGATATGAGGTGGTGGTGGTATCATCCAGGGCAAACACAGAAGAAGGGTGTGCAGCAATCAATAATTTCCTGAAGGAGCATGAGATTATTGTGGATATGGTGACGAATAATAAGCCGCCGGCCCTGGTGTATGTGGATGATCGGGCCATATGCTTTGACGGAAAAGCGGAGAGCCTGGTTGAGAAGATTATCAACTTCAGGCCATGGAATGCAAAGGAGGAAAAGAAGTGAACAGTTGCGATTTTATAGGCCGGCTGACCAGGGATCCTGAGGTTAGGTATTCCCAGGGTGAAAATCCGGTGTGTATAGCCAGGTTTACCCTGGCAGTAGATAAGCCGAGGGGAGATGGGGCATTTTATCTCACATTCAAGGCATTAGGGAGCAGAGGAGAATTTGCAGAGAAGCACCTGAGAAAAGGACAGCAGATCGGTGTGCATACAAGAGCGGAATCCGGCTCCTATGAGAAGAATGGAAGCAAAGTATATTTCACTGAGTTTGTGGTTGAGGGCTTCACATTCTGCGGAAAGAAAGAAGAAAACGGAAGTGCCGGCCCGGCAGCAGGGGATGGATTTATGGATATTCCTGAAGGATATGATGAGGGCCTGCCATTCAATTAGGAGGTGCACATAGGGTGACAAAGGAAGATTTAGAACAATTATGCGATCTCAGGAAAGAGATTGCTGAGCTTGAATATAAGATTGCCAGGCTGAGCAGCAGGGGCAGTAGGATTGTTTCTGATAAAGTGCAGGCATCATCCAAAGATTTTCCATATGTGCAAACCACAGTGAAGATTGAAGGATATGATTATGTAGGAGATCAGAAGAGCAGAAAGCAGCTCAGGAAGAAGAGGATCCTCCTTCAGCAGAGGAAGGAGCAGGCTGAGGCATTAGAGCTCAGGATCACTCAATACATCAATTCAATTTCTGATAGCGGAATCAGAAGGATGATAGATTATAAATACATAGAGGGGTACACCTGGGAGAAGATTGGAAGAATTTTCCATTGTGACCGGACAACAGCGGAAAAGAGGGTATCAAATTATCTGAAGGAGCATCCTGAGGAATAGAAAATAAAACTTTCCCACATTTCCCATTTTTTTATGATATATTGGTATCAGGTGAAAATTTGTTGGCTTATCCCCTTATGAATTGAATCCTGATGAGAGGCATCATGCATTTGCATGGTGCCTTTTCATGTTGTAAAGGAGGATGAGAGATGGCAAACAACATACAAACAAAAATCAACAAGCTCCTGATGGCTCTGAGGCTGAAGGGGATTGTATACAAAGTCAACACTTCACAGTATTACTCAGAGAAGAGGGATAGAATATGCACAAAAATGATTTTGTGGGAGGAACACCCAAACAGAGATGGAGAAGTGTTTTATAGCAAGGTTGAGATGCTGAAATACCTGGCAGACCGGTGGAAGGAAGTGAATGAGCATGGAGAAGCCGAGGATGGATGAATTGGCCAAGCTGATGAGCGAAAAGCAAAAGGCATTCTGTGATCATTACATCACCACACTGAATGCCACAGAAGCGGCAAAAATGGCCGGATATTCTGAAAAATCAGCAAGAGCCATGGGAAGTGAGAACCTAACAAAACCATACATAAAAGAATATATAGATTTGCGGCTTGCGGAACTGGAAGAGAGCAGGGTGGCAGATGCCACAGAGGTGCTGCAATATCTCACAAGGGTGATGAGAGGAGAGGAAAAGGATCAGTTTGATATGGATGCCTCTCTTCAGGATCGAACCAGGGCAGCAGAGCTCCTGGGAAAGAGATACCGGTTATTTGTCGATAAGCAGGAAATTGATGCAAAAGTGGAACCAATCACCATTGTGAATGATATACCAAGGAGATCAGATGGAGGTTAGGCTCACAGATCTGATTGCTCCGCAATTTTATGATATTCATTGGGATATTTTAGAGGGAAAACATACCCACTACAAACTGTATGGCGGCAGAGGATCCACAAAATCCTCATTTGTGAGCATTGAGATCATCATGGGAATGATGCAGGATCCAAATGCAAATGCGGCCTGCTTCAGGAAGGTTGGAAATACCCTGGCAGAGAGTGTATATGAGCAGCTATTGTGGGCTATTGATGCCCTGGAAGTGGGGCACCTTTGGAAGCAGAGCATTTCCCCTCTGAGGCTGACATATAAGCCAACCGGGCAAAGAATTGTATTCAGAGGGTGTGATGATCCCAACAAATCAAAATCAATCAAACTGAGGCATGGCTATTTCAAATACATTTGGTATGAGGAGAGAGCAGAATTTGAAGGGGATGAGGATGAGCGAAAAATCAACCAATCCCTGATGCGTGGTGGAGATAAATATGTGGTGTTCTACACCTGGAACCCACCAAAGAGCCTGAATTCCTGGGTGAATCAGGATGTGCTTCAGCTAAGAGATGATACATTGTGCAGCCACTCCACATATTTGACAGTGCCAAGGAGTTGGTTGGGAGAGCAATTCTTCATTGAGGCCGAGGAGCTGAAAAAGAGGAAGAGGCTTGCATATAGGCATGAATACCTGGGAGAGGCCATTGGAACCGGCGGCAAGGTATTTGATAATGTGATTTTGAGAGAGATCACAGATGCAGAGATTGCAATATTCGACAAGATCAAGCAAGGCCTGGATTTTGGTTTTGCTGCGGATCCACTGGCATTTGAGAGAATGCACCTGAATAAAAAGCAGAGGCGGCTCTATATATTTGCTGAGGTGTACCAAGTAAACCTCAAAACCAGGAAGGCAGTGGAAGAGATAAAGAAAGTAAACCCGGATAATAAGATCATCACAGCCGACAGCGAGGAGCCGAGATCCATTGCATCATTCAATGAGTATGGCCTTAGGGTGCACCCTGCAAAGAAGGGGCCGGGATCAGTGGAATTTGGAGTGGCTTATTTATCGGATGATATTGATGAGATCATCATTGATCCGGTGAGATGCCCGAATGCAGCCAGGGAATTCTCTTCCTATGAGTTGGAAAGAGATAAAAATGGCAATTTCAAAGGCTCATATCCTGATAAGGACAATCACAGCATTGATGCTGTGCGATATGGGTTGGAGGATGAGATGATCTACAAGAAGGCCAAGATCAGGAACAAAGTGAAGAGAGGCCTGAGGTAAGGAGGAGATAAAATTGTTTAGATTTGCATATCCGGCAAGCAAATTTGATGAGAAAAACCTGGATAAAGGCATCATCCTGGATTTGGTGAGAAAACATGAGGGAATGGTTGGCCGAATGCTGAAGAATAAGCAGTATTATGATGGCCACCATGCCATAGAAGGAAGAACCAGGGAGAATGATGCACCGAATGCAAGAGTTGTGTGCAATCATGCGAAAGATATTTCAGACACAGCCACAGGATACTTCATGGGCAATCCCATCACATACTCAAACAGCGGCGATCAGGATATTGATCCGCTGCTCACAGCTTTTGATGAGGCAAATGTGGATGATGTGGATGCAGACAATGCCCTGGATATGAGCATCTATGGTGTGGGATATGAATATGTGTATGCGAAAGAAGGGGAAGCAACCCCTACCTCAAAGAACATTTCCCCATTATCCACATTCATTGTTGTGGATGATTCCATTGAGGAGAATGAGCTTTGTGGAGTGTACTACTACAAGAAAAAGAACTCTGTGGAAAACTCATATACTTATGTGGCCACAGTGAGCACCGCACACTATACATATGTGATCAACATTGAAACATCAGGAGCAGATGCAAATGGAGAGCTGCCAAAACACCAGGAACCATGGCCAGTGACAGAGGAACCGGTGGAGCACTTCTTTGGAGAGCCTCAGATCATTGAGTATTTGAACAACAAGGAGGCCATTGGTGATTTTGAGCAGCAGATTCCACTCATTGATGCCTATAATATTCTTATGAGTGACAGAATCAATGATAAAGAGCAATTCATTGATGCAGTGCTTGTACTATATGGAGCCTTGATGGGTGATGATGAAGAGGAAACGAGCGAAGCGGTGAAGCAACTCAGAAAAGAGAAACTTTTGGAGCTGCCACTGGATGCTAAGGCTGAGTATTTGATCCGGCAGATGGATGAGAATGGAGCTGAGGTGTTGAGGAAAGCCATCAAAGAGGATATATATAATTTCTCCCATGTGCCAAACTTCATGGATGAGAACTTTGCAGGCAATGTGAGCGGTGTGGCCATGGAATACAAACTCCTGGGCCTGGAAATGATCACAAAAGTGAAAGAAAGGAACTACAAGAAGGGCCTCAGAAAGAGGATCCGCTTGTATTGCAATTTCCTGGGAATGAAAGCAATACTCCTGGAAGCAGGAAGTATCATGGCAACATTCAGCAGAGCCCTTCCTAAAAATCTTCAGGAATTGGCTCAGATTGTGGCCAACCTTCAGAATAATGTTTCTGCAAAAACACTGCTGAAGCTGCTTCCATTCGTGGAAGATCCTGATTATGAGATTGAAGAAGTGCAGAAAGAAAAGGATGAAGAAGTGAAGCGGCAGCAGGAGCTTTTCTCTCAGGGCCAAAACACACCACCGGAATTTGATGATGAAGAAGATGATGAAGATCCGGCAGTGGATGATCCTGATGATGAAGAGGATCCTGAAGATGAAGAGCCGAATGATAAGAAACCGGCAGCAGGCAAGAAAGCCAAGGAGTGATATAAATGGGCTATTGGGAGAACCGGCAGGCTCAGATGATGTATGAGTACATGGAAGATGCTGAGGCAGTATCCCAGGAGCTTGCAGATATATATGCCAAGGCATCAAGGCATCTCAGCTATGAGATGGATGAAATCTATGAAAAATTCATAGATAAGCATAATTTGACAGATAAAGAGGCCAGGGAGTTATTGAATAGCCTGAAGAACAGCACTGACATAGCGGAGCTGAAGGAAGCCCTGGCCAAGGATCCAAAGAATGCTGCTCTCCTGGCAGAAATGGAGAGCGGTGCATATCGGGCCAGGATTGAGAGGTTGGAACAGCTTCAAACCGAAATTGATCGGATGATGCAGCAGGTATTTGAGCAGGAGAAACAAGTTACAACCTCACACTATGTTGACCTGGCCGCAAATTCCTATTACCGGGAGATCTACAATGTGCAGAGGCAAGTTGGTTTTCAATTCAGTTTTTCTGCGGTGGATCCAAAAGCAGTGGCCCTGATCCTGGGATCAGAGTGGAGCGGTGCAAACTATTCCACAAGAATATGGAACAACACCCAGGGCCTTGCCAAGGAAGTGAAGGAGCAGATGATCATTGGGCTCCTCACCGGAAAGAGGCAGGAGGAAATGGCCAGGGAGATTGCCAACAAATATGCCACTGGTGCATTTGAGGCCCGGAGATTGGTGAGAACAGAGAGCAACTTTGTGAATGGGCAGATGCAGATGGCAGCATATGATGAGTGTGATGCTGAGAAATATGAATTTGTGGCTGTCCTGGATTTGAGAACCTCTGAGATATGCAGATCATTGGATGGCAAGGTGTTCCTGGTGAAGGATGCTATGCCGGGCAAGAATATGAATCCAATGCATCCATTTTGCAGATCCACCACAATCATTCACCTGGATGATGATGTTGCGGAAGGCCTAAAGAGAAGGGCCCGAAACCCGGAAACCGGGAAAAATGAATTTGTGCCTGCTGATATGAACTATCAGGAATGGTACAAGAAGAATGTGGCTAACAACCCGAAGGCTCAGGCTGCTGAGAAAATGATAAAAAACCGCTCCTCTGATAAAAAGCAATTTGAGAAATACAGAGAAGTGATTGGAAAGAAGGCAGGCAAGAGCCTTGCTGATTTCCAGGAAATGAAGTATAATAAGCCTGAGGAGTGGGAAAGCATTCATACCAGGTACAAAGATACCAAGCTGAAGGAGAAAATCAGATCCGACAGCACCAACAAAACCATCCACTCCGGGAAGCAGGGAAAGCACATACCTGGCCACAATAACTATAAAGAGGGCCGGAGCTATCTCACAATCACAGAGCAGCAGGCCCAGGAACTTGTGAACCAATATGCAGGCACCGGGCAGATCATCCGGGATCGCAATGGAAAATATACCGGAAAAGAGAGGATCACAACCAATGATCAGATTGGTGTGTGCATAGATTTGGAAGGAAATGAAGTGCCAACAAAGAGCTTTATGATACACTACTCAAAGGATGGTGTGCATATCGTACCGGCAGGAGGATCAAAATGATAAAGCAGGAATATTTGGGAAAGAAAATAGAGCTCACAGATATTGATGGGAAGGTATGGCATGGCAAAGTAGCCATGATCACACCGGCATCAGATAGTGATTCGGGAGAGAATGAGTTGGCCATTGAGTTTGGCGGTGGCCTCACTGAATTCAAGGAGAGTGAGATTGAGGCCATTGAGGAAGTAAAGAAAAATAAATAATTCCAGGCAGTAGAGAGCTATGCAGAGATGCATGGCTCTTTTTATATGCAAATTTTTAGAGAGGAGGATCTAAGCATGAATTTTGGTGAAGCATTGGAAGCTCTGAAGAGCGGAAAGAAAGTGGCAAGAGCAGGATGGAATGGAAAAGGAATGTTTCTTTACCATGTGCCTGCAAACAGATACACAGCTTTGACGGATGCGGCCAAAGAGATTGCAGGCGAGGATGGAAAAGTGGAATATGGTGCCTATATTGCCATGAAAACAGCCCAGGGCAATGTGGTTCCATGGCTTGCAAGTCAAACAGATATGCTTGCAGAGGATTGGCTTGTTGTGGAGTAGGAAGGCGGTGATCCTTTGATCTCCCTGGCTGAGGGTTAGAAAGCCGGCCCGGAGCCACTGAGGGCCTAAAATAAGAGGTTGGCAAATAAAACCAAGAGAGTGAATCTGTGGGGCCTGAGATGGCAATGCAGGGGCATATAGGAGGTAAACAATGAAGCGCATGAACAATCATTATGGTGTAAGCAACGTATTTGGAAGAGCAAGATGCAAGATGCCTATGAATTTGCAGCATTTTGCAGCAGATGGTGCAGGCGGTGGAGCCGGAGGTGGAGGAACCTCAGGAGATGGCGAAGGCACCGGAGAAGGCACAGCGGCAGCAGGATCCGAAGGTGCAGCAGCCGGAGGTGATGGCGGTGCAGCAGCTCCTCAGAGTTTTGATGATTTCTTAAAGGATCCGAAGAATCAGGCAGAATTTGATAGAAGAGTGGAAAAGGCACTGAATACAAGCAGAACCAAGATGCAGGCAGAAATTGAGGCCAAGATGCAGGAGGCGAGAACTGAAGCAGAGAAGATGGCCAAGATGAATGCTGAGCAGAAAGCACAGTATGAGAGAGAGAAGCAGACCAAGGAATTGGCCGACAGAGAGGCAGCAATCACCAAGAGAGAGCTCATGGCAACAGCCAAGGAGCAGCTTGCGGAGAAGGGGCTGCCTATTTCATTGGCATCTGTGCTCAATTATTCCAGTGCAGAGGAATGCACTGCATCAATGGATGCAGTTGGAAAAGCATTCCAGGAAGCAGTGGAGAAGGCGGTGAATGACCGCCTGGCCGGTGGAAAACCGCCAAAGAAAGCAGACAACCCGGCAGCAACCTTCACAATGGATCAGATCAAGGCAATGACACCTGATCAGATCAATGCAAATTGGGATGCGGTGCAGGCTGCAATGAAGGCCGGAAAATAGGGAAAACGAAAAGGAGGAAATAGATAATGTCAGTTGCAAATTTTATCCCTACAATTTGGAGTGCAAGATTATTGGCACACCTTGATAAGAAACACGTTTATGCTGCCCTGGTAAATAGAGATTATGAGGGCGAGATCAGAAACTATGGTGATACTGTAAAGATCAATCAGATCGGTGACGTTACCATTAAAGACTATCAGAAAGGAAAGGATATTGCTGATCCTGAAGATTTGAGCGGAGAGCAGACAACCCTCACCATTGATCAGGCAAAATACTTTAATTTTGCCATTGATGATGTGGATGCTGCCCAGGTAAATCCTAAGCTCATGGATAAGGCTATGCAGAGAGCTGCATATGGCATGAATGATGTAACAGATACATTCCTTGCCAACCTCATGTATTTGGCAGCTCAGAACAATGGCAACAATTTGGGCACAGATGATGCTCCTATTGTACCTACAAAAGACACTGCATATGATCTTTTGGTGGATTTAGGCACTGACCTCACAGAGAAGAATGTGCCTACTGAAGGCAGATGGGTTGTAGTGCCTGCATGGTATCATGGCCTCTTACTCAAAGATAGCAGATTTGTTGGCAATGGCACAGACTACAACAAGGCCCTCATTGAAGGCGGTGAGGTAGGTGTGGCAGCAGGCTTCAAGATTTGGCTCTCCAACAATGTACCTAACACAGCAGGAGCTAAATACAAGATTATTGCCGGTACAAATGAGGCAGCTTCTTTTGCAGAGCAGATCCTCAAAACTGAGGCATACAGACCTGAGAAGAGATTCTCTGATGCTGTGAAGGGCCTCCATGTATATGGCGGCAAAGTTGTGCAGCCTAAGTGCTTATCTGTATTAACTGCAAACAAGGCTTAATAGAAGGGAAGGCTAACAATGTTCATCTTAAATAAAAATAATCAGCAGATCCAGGAATGCCACAACAGTGATGTGATCAAGGTGTGCACCAAAGATACAAAGAATTATGCTGTGGCAGCCACCAAGGAAGAACTGGAAACAGCAGCCGGAATGGCTCAGAAACAGCCGGAAACAAACAAGGCTGAGGAAAATATCAACGGAGGGCAGAAAACGGATCCTGAGGGCACTCAGGGAGGCCAGGGCGGCAATCCTGAAGGAACCAATCAGCAGCAGGGAACCAATGAAAATGGCCAGGACAACGATCCTGAGAAGGCTCAACAGCAGAATGGCCAGGGTGACGAGTGGAAGAATCTGCCTGAAGAGGAGAAATTGGCAGCTTTAGAGGCAAAGAAGGTTGATGAGCTCAGAAAGATTGCTAAGACAGAAGGAATCCAGGGATATGGCAACATGACCAAGGATACACTGGTGGCAATGATTATGAATCACTAACCTTTTGGGAGGTGACAGCATGACAGATGTGGAAATGCTCAAAAAAATAACCGGGGAGAGTGATGAAGAATTGCTCTCCCTTTTGCTGACCATGGCAGAGGAGAAAGTGCTCTCTTTGGCCAATAGAAGCAAAATCATCTATCCGCTGAAGCCTGCGGTGAGAGATTGGGCCATTGTTGCCTATAACCGCCTGGGAATGCAGGGAGAAACGAGCAGGAGTGAGGGAGGCATCTCTTCCGCTTTTGCAGAGATCCCGAAGGAGATTGATGAAACCATTAAAAGATACAGATTGGGAAGGGTGTGCGGCCATGCGTATGAGAAGAAGTCAGATGAAGAAGTATCACCTGAAGAGGAGAACTCCACAGAAGAACTCTGAGGGGGGATCTATTGAGGCATATGCTGAAGCAGTTGAGATTGAGGCAATAATTTGGCCGGCAGGAGGCCGGGTGCAGGCTGAAATGTATGGTGAGAGGCTCTCATATATCAAAAATATGGAGTATGGGGGCACTGAAGCCATGCAGGAGGGTGATGGCATCTGTGTTTTTGTTAGCCCGGATGAAAAGCCTGATTATAAGATCATCTCAATTCAGCCGGAATACAACCCTAAGAGGATGGAATTGGAGAAATTATAATGGCAGTAAATGGTGTGCAGAGCTTGATGAGAAAATTCAATGAATTGGGCTCCATGGATCCGATTGCGGCCAAAGCTATGAAAAAGCAGGCAGAGAGGGTGCGAGGTGTGGCTGTGAAGCTGTGCCCGGCAAACCATGGAGAGCTGAAGGGAAGCATTCATACGAAGGTTGAGCAGGAAGCCGGTGCAATAATAGGCTGCGTATATACCAATGCAGACTATGCAATATATGTGGAATTTGGAACCGGCCCGGCAGGAGAGGAAAGTCATGCAGGAGTATCCCCGAATGTTCCGGTTGTATATCGGCAGGATCCATGGTGGTTCCCTGGTGATAAAGTGGATCCTTCAGATGCAGAAAAATATCATTGGCCTGAGAGCAGCAATGGAGAGCAAACCTTTTACTATACAGATGGCCAACCGGCTCAGCCTTTTATGTATCCGGCCCTGAAAACAATGGAGAAGCACGTTGTGGCAGGCCTGGCAGCAGATTTGCAGGCAGGCATCAAGAAGGTAGGTGGAAGCACATGATCAATGTAAAAGATCAGGTATATGATGCCATCAAAGGCATCACAGAGAATGTGAGTGATGGATACCCTAAGGATTGGGGGAAGCTCCCGGCCATCCAGTACACTGAGGAGGATAATTCAGTGGTTGAGTGGGTGGATGGAAGAGAAAGCAAAGCTCATCTTCTTTACAGAGTAGATATTTGGAACAATGACAGCACATCAATCACAGCATTGGAGGTTGACAAGGCAATCTCTGCCCTGGGCCTCAGAAGGAGTGCGTGTGGTGATGTTGCGGATCCATCCGGCATGAAACATAAAGTGATGCGATATGAGGGCATCATTGATGTGGATACAGAGATGGTTTACAACTAAGAAACAAGGAGGAAATGCAATATGTTAGCGAATGGTGCAAAATTGGGCTACAAGAAAAAAGGTGCCGGTGAAGATTATACCGACCTCACCGGCCTGAAGGAAATCCCTGAATTAGGTGATGATCCTGAGAAGGTTGAAAATACTGGCCTGGCCGATAAGGTGAAGCAGTATGAGTTTGGTATTGGAGATGCCGGAGATCTTACATACAAATTCAAGTATGAGAACACCTCTGAAACCTCTCCATACAGAGTGATGAGATTGGCAGCAGCAACAAAAGAGGTGCTCTCTTTCTGTGAAACACTCCCGGATGGCACAAAGTATGAGTATGATGCTCAGGTATCTGTGAAGAGATCCGGCGGCGGTGTGAATGGAGTTATGGAGTGGGATCTCAATATGGCTCTTCAGAGTGAAATCAAAGTAACAGATCCGGCGGCAGCCTAAGAATAACAATAAACCAATAGGAGGATAAGAATATGGGATTTTTCGACAAGAAAGATGCAGCCATGGAAGCGGCAGCAGTAGAAGCAGCAAACATTGAAGAGAAGCAGGAGCAGCAGGAGGCAGAGGCCCAGGATGAGGCACCTGAAGAGGCAACTCCTAAGAGAAAGCCTTTTGCACTTTGGGAAGTAGGCGGCAGAACCTATAAACTGAAGCTGAGAACTCCGGCGATCGTGGAATTGGAGCAGAAGTATAAAACCAACCTGATGAACATTATGGGATCGGGCCAGGGTGGAATGCCTGCTCTTTCTGTGATGTTGGATGTTGCTCATGCAGCCATGAAGGATTGGCAGCATGGAATCACCAAGAATGAAGTACAGAGCCTTTTCTCAAAATATGTTGAGGAAGGAGGCTCTCAGTTGTCGTTTTATATGACAGTTTACATGGAGATCTTCACAGTGAGCGGTTTTTTCTCCGTAAATCTGAGCAATCAGATGAGTGGAGCACTTCAGGAAGCGAAGGAGGAAGCCCTCTAAAAGAGGCTGAAACAGTAACGGAGATTATATATGGGCTGTATCCGGTGTTTTTAGATGCCGGGTATAGCCCTTCTCTGTTTTGGGAGCTAAGTATTGCAGAGATCAATGATATGCTTGAAAGCTATGCCAGGAGAGAAGAGAGAAAATCGAAGCAACGAGAGGCAATGCTAAAGGATGAGATCATGGTTTTATTCAATCAGGCTCTTCAGATCGGGAATATCGTGGGCAGGATGATGGATCACAATGTGCAAATCAAACTACCTAAAGAGTATTACCCGGAATTATTTGGAACAGCAGAAAACACAAATTTCACCAAGCAGGAAGCAGAAGGGGATGAGCACAAACTCAGCCCGGAGATGGAACTTCACAAGGCAAGAATGGATGATTTCATCTTTAGGCACAACATGGCCATGAGAATGGCCAAGGAGCGAGGTGAAAGCAGTGGAAGGAATGACGTTGGAGAAGCTGCAAGTAATCATAGAGGCCCAAACTAAAGCCTATTATGAAGAGCTGAAGAAGGTGCAGCAGCAGACGAAATCAGCCACAAGTGCAGTGGAAGCCCAAACGAACAAAATAAAAAATGCATTCAGCAAAATTGGAAAAGCGGTGGGCCTGGCTCTTTCCGTAACTGCAATCATCAGCTTTGGAAAGAGCTGCATTGAGTTAGGATCAGACCTGGCCGAAGTGCAGAATGTGGTGGATGTCACCTTTGGGGCAATGTCGGAAACCATAAACCGATTTGCAAGGGATGCATTGGAAGAATTTGGCCTCAGTGAAACGAGTGCCAAAAGGTACACATCAACAATGGGAGCCATGTTGAAATCCATGGGATTCACAACCCAGGCGGCTGCTGATATGTCAATGGAAATGACCGGATTGGCAGCAGATATGGCTTCATTTTATAACCTGGATTCAGAAACCGCATTTGAGAAAATCAGATCCGGGATCTCCGGGGAAACAGAACCGCTGAAGCAGTTGGGCATCAATATGAGTGTGGCCAATTTGGAGGCCTTTGCACTCAGCCAGGGAATAACCAAGGCATACAATGCCATGACACAGCAGGAGCAGGCAATGCTCCGGTATAATTACCTGATGCAGGCAACAGCAGATGCTCAGGGAGATTTTGCAAGAACTTCAGACAGTTGGGCAAACCAGGTGAGAGTGCTCACAGAGAGATTCAATGCTCTGAAGGCAGCCATTGGGCAGGGCCTCATTGCAGTGCTCACACCGGTGATCAAAGTGCTCAATCAGTTATTGGCAAAGATCCTGACAGTAACAGATGCCTTCAGCAATTTCATTGCCAAGATAACCGGAAAGAACACCCAAACAACCACAACAGTGAGCGGCATTGGAGATGCAGCAGATTCAGCAGCAAGCTCCATGGGTGATGTTGGAGATGCAACAGATGCAGCCGGGCAATCAGCAAAGAAGGCAGCAAAGGAGTATGGCGGCCTTCTGTCAATGGATGAGGTGCACTCTCTCACAAAAAATGAGGGAAGTGATTCAGGAGGATCCGGCAGCGGAGGCGGTGCTTCGGGCGGTGGCCTGAGTGAGAATATTGTGGATGCAGCCACAGAAACAGATGATACCCTAAATCCTGCATTAGATAAGCTAATCACAAAGTTGAAGGAATTGCAGGATATTTTCAAGGCAGGATTCAAGGCCGGCCTGGGTGATGTGGATCTGAGCGGCATCACAAAAGCTGTGGATGGCATTAAAACAAGCCTAAAGAATATCTTCACAGCACCGGAGGTGCTTCAGGCGGCCAATAATTTTGCCAACACCCTGGCATATTCGTTGGGGCAGCAGGCAGGAGCGGTGGCCAGTGTGGGCATCACGATAGCAACAAATTTATTGGGTGGAATTGATAAGTACCTGGCAGATAATCAGGGCCGGATCAAGCAATTCATTGTAAATATGTTTGATATAGGCTCAGACATAGCCACGATTCAAGGAAATTTTGCCCAGGCGGCAGCCAATATCTTCTCAGTATTTGGGGGAGAGAATGGGCAGCAAGTAACAGCAAACATCATTGGCATCTTTTCTGATGCAGCTATGGGGGTATATGAACTCTCAGCGAAGTTGGGAAGGGATGTGTTGGATTGCTTAACAAGGCCATTCATTGATAATCAGGGCAGTTTTAAAACAGCCATTGATGGGCTTTTAGGTGTGGCGGCCGGAGCCCTGGGAAATATCAAGCAAGTGGTGGATGATACAGTTGGAAAAGCCGGGGAGATCTATGATGAACACCTGGCACCAATGTTCAACTCACTGGCAGCAGGCCTCAGCAGCATCACCGGCACAATACTGGATGCCTACAACACATATATTCTCCCGGTATTAGAAGGGCTTCAGCAGAAGGTTGGGCCGCTCATTGATGAGCATATTCAGCCTGCAATCAACAAGGGCCTGGAACTCATTGGCAAGATAGCTGATGCGGTAAAAGATATTTGGGAGCAAACCCTGGTGCCTTTTATAAACTGGTTTATTGCCAATATAGCACCATACATTGCAGCGGCTTTGGATAAAGTGGGAAGTGTATTCCTCACAGTGGCCGGAGTGATTGCGGATGTGGTGGGCAGTGTTTTTGATGCCCTGGGTGGCCTAATCGACTTCATAGCCGGAGTTTTCACCGGTGATTGGGAGAGGGCATGGGAAGGCATAAAAACCTTCTTCTCAGGCATTTGGGAAGCAATAAAGAGCATTGTGAGTGCTGTGTGGAATGCGATCAAGTCCATAGTATCAGCGGCAATCGGAGTGGTATCTTCAGTGATTAGCACTGTTTTGAATACCATCAAGACGATTTTCAGCACAATATGGAATTCGATCAAAACCACTGTCAACACTGTGTGGAATGCCATTAAGAGCACGATCAGCACAGTGATCAACACAATCAGCACGATCATCAGCACTGTGCTGAATACGATCAAAACCACATTCAGCACAATTTGGAACAGCATAAAAACAACAGTAACAACCATCATCAACAGCATAAAATCAACCATTTCCACAGTGATCAATGCTGTGAGCACTACAATCAGCACTGTATTGAACGGAATAAAAACAACCTTCAGCACAGTGTGGAACAGCATAAAAACCACTGTGACCACCATCATCAACAGTGTGAAAAGTACAATATCCACAGTGATGGGATCCATTCAAACCGGAATTAGCACAGCTCTGAGCAGCATCAAAACGAATTGGAGCAATATGTGGACTAATATGAAAACCACTGTGGTGAATATCTTCAACGGAATTTGGAGCTCCATAAAAGGGGTGATCAACTCCATTATTGGCGGCATAGAGAGCATGGCCAATGCAGTGATCAAAGGCATCAACAGCATGATCAAGGCATTGAACAACCTGAGCTTTGACGTGCCGGATTGGGTGCCGGAGATCGGAGGCAAAACCTTTGGATTCAACATACCAACACTCAGCACCATTTCCATACCAAGACTTGCAACCGGTGGTGTGGTTGACCAGGCAACAGTGGCCATGATCGGTGAAGCCGGCCAGGAGGCTGTGGTGCCTTTGGAGAACAATACTGGATGGATGGATAAAATTGCAGCAAGAATTGGAGAGATCATATCTGTGAACCTTCAGGCTATTGTTGGAGAGATGGATGGCGGTGATGAATGGCAGACCATTCACACAGTTGTGAAACTTGACAGCAAGACACTTGTGGAGCAAACGGATAAATTCAGAAGGAGAAAAGGCTATCAGATGGCAAATGCATAAGGAGGGAGAAACATGGCAGCAAAATACAACAATATTCTGATTGTCGGTGGAGTATCCCTCCCCGATCCTTCAGAAATGACAATCTCAGACTATGATATTTCAGAGAGTGAGAGAAATGCCAATGGCAAAATGGTATCTCAGATCATCCGGGAGGATGTTCACAAGATAGAGTGCAAATGGGCAATGCTGAGGCCGGATGATTATATGGCCATCAGGAGAGCCATCAAAAAGAAGTTTGGGCTCAGTGTGAAGTTTTTCATCCCGGTTCAGAACGAAGAGGGAGAGCTTGAAATGTATGCCGGTGATAGAAAAACACCTATATACACCTATGTGGATGGGGTGCCGGTGTATAAAGATTTTACCCTCAATTTTATTGAAATGTAGGTGAGGAAAGATGCAGTATGTGAGCAGCGAATACAAGGCGGCCATGAAGCAGGCAGCCAGGAACAAATCATATATGAGAATAAGCCTGGGCCTGATCAATCAGGCGGCCCAAACAGCAGCAGAAGTGCAGAGCGGAGGCTTCACCTATTTCTCAGACCTTATCAAGCCGCTGAGCAGCGAATCTGTGAGCAAAGTATATGCAACCTTTGAGAATGACTTTTCAAAAGTAGATAGGAGTATGTATTTCCTGCCAAGGAAGGGATCAGGAAAGAGTTTTTATAATTCCGGCATCATCACAGAGGAGCTGTGCGGCCAGGGAGGGCAGCCTGCGGTGCTGATAGAATTTAACACTGCGGATCCGGTGGATATAAAGGGCCTCACCCTGGAATTTGGGGATGCATACCCGGTGAAGTTTGCTGTGCAGACGGATGAGGGAGAATTTGAGTATGAGAATGGATCCTCTTCATTCAAAACAGAGGATACATTCAACAATACAACCTTTATGCGGATTGTACCAACAGAGATGAAAAATGGGATTGCCCGATTCAGGATATACAATATCACCTTTGGGATCGGCATCACATTTGAAAATGAGAAGATTGTGAGTGCGGAGCTGAAGAGCACCCTCTCACCAATATCAGAAAGCCTGCCAAGCATTGATTTTAGTGTCACCATAGAAAATATGGATAGATACTACAATGTGGATAATGATGATAGTGCCATCAACTACATGGAAACCGGCCAGGAAATGGAAGTGTATTATGGATACACCCTGAACAATGGCAGCATTGAATGGGTAAAGGGTGCCACACTGTATATGCAGGAATGGAGTGCAGATGATAAACTGGCCAAATTTGGTGCAGTGGATATTTTTGAATATATGCAGGATGAGTATAAAAGGGGCCAGTACCGGCCCGAAGGCATCACCCTCTATGATTTGGCTGTGGATGTTTTTGCAGATGCCGGAATCAGTGAGGATGCATATTGGATTGATCCGTATCTGAAGAAGGTGGTGGTATATAACCCACTGCCAATGGTAAAGCACAAGGAATGCCTTCAGCTTATTGCAAATGCAGGCAGAAGTGTGGTGATGCAGAACAGAGATGGCCTCATCATGCTGAAATCATCATTTGAGCCTGAAAAGGCAGTGGAAGCCAACCAGGTGGCCGAATATGGGGATGTGCAGTGTCTCCTTCAGGAGGAAGCATATTCTGAGTATGCGGCATTTGAAAAGGACTATGCCCAGGTGGGCGGTGGCCAATATTTCATGCCGAGAGGCAGCAACTATATGCAAGTGGGGTATGTGAGCGAATCCATCAGTGATGCAGAGGGATGTTTTGAAGAGAATCCGATCATCACCCTGAGCATGGAGAGTGCATATACCTTTTACAATTTAACCCTGCTTTTTGGAAGCATTCAGCCGGTGGAGTTTGTGATCACCACATACAACAACGGAAAGAAGCTGAAGAGCTTCAAGAGCAAGAGCATCACAGAGCGAACAGTGGTGAGCTATGATTTTATAGACACCGACAAGATCACGATTGAGTTTACAAAGGCCAAGCCTAACAACAGAATCCATCTGAGGAGGATCATATTTGGTGAGGAAACAGATTATGAGATCACATATGACGATCTTACCGCCACACCGAATGGAACCAAATTGGAGAAGGTGAAGGAGTTGAGGTTGATCCGCACAATTTATGCGAAGGGTACGGAGTTGAAGGATCTCACAAGTGATGAAACAGTGTTGGCAGCAGGCCAGGAGGCAGAATTTGAGATTGATTTTGGCAATGCTGTGCATGGGCTCTCTGTGGTATGTCTGATTGATGATGTGGCCAAGGATTTTGGTGCAGTAATCATTGATAGCAGCTCATATTGGTGCCGGATCAGGATCACAAAACCTCCGGCAGCAGATACAAAGGTGGTGCTCACAGTTAGAGGCTATGAGTACAACATCAGCACCTCTCAGGAGGTGACAAAGCTCAACAATACCGGAAGCATCCAAACATGGAACAATCCGCTGATCAGCTCAGCAGAGGATGCCAGGGCATTGGTGGAATGGGTTGGAGAGTATTACAAGGGAGGCAATCAGTACGAATTGAAGTACAGAGGAGATCCAATCCTGGATTGCAATGATCTGACCTATTTGGAAAGCCAGTATATGGCAGACCTGATTGTAAGATTGGAAGAGGTGGGCCTGAATTTCTCAGGAAGCCTGAGCGGAACTTTAGTGGCAAGGAGGAAGATATAAATGCAATGGATAGAACCCAAAACAGATTGGGCAGCCAGGAAGGATGATGAAGGAAAATATGCCGGTGATTATTTCAACATTGTGGACTATAACCGCATAAAGAACAACATTGAATTCCTGGGAGCGGTAGGCCGGAAGTTTTGGCCGGTATTTGTGAGAGCTATGCCGGATCGAAACTATGAAGAATATCCCTATGCGGATGAAATCAACACCCTGGCAGATAACCTGGAAGCAATCAATGCCTTTGTGGGCTGCGAGATTGGGCAGAAAACAGTGTATTCAGATAATGGTGCATTTATTGGATATGAGGATCTGAACCGCCTGGAATCGGCCTGCCTGAAGCTCTATGAGGCAATGTGGAATCTTTACACAAGGCCAGTGAAATTGCCATATAGGTTGGGATCTCAATATTATGCACTGAAAAATCCGAGGATTCCACCGAAAAAAACCAGGCTGCCTCTCCGGTTGGGCATCCGCTTTGGTGGCACATACTATCCGCATGAGATGCCAAGTATTCCTCATGTGGAAACGAAACATAAGAAACTGCCAATGAGATTGGGATCTGAGTATTTCCCATTCAAGAAATAGGAGGAAAAGTGAAATGTCAATATTGAAAACAGATTATAAGGATGATGTGATCAATACCGAGCTTGCCGCTGATCGTAAATTTGGAGAAGTGGCCAACGAGGATGGCACATTTAGCTACAATGATGTGACACCATACACCCAGGAAGGTGATGAGTATGGTGCAAAAGAGATCAACCATGAGAATATGCATACCAACTATGCTATTGAGGCAGCGGATCACACCTATCAGGGAGTGGATCTCACTGTGAGATTTGCTGAGGAAATTGCAGGATATGCAAACCCATGGAGATGGATCAAGGCCCGAATTGCAGCAGCGAACTTTGATGGCCTGCATATCGGTGACTATATCCCGATTTATGTTGGAGCACATCTGATGAAAATGCAGATTGCCGGCATAGATACATATTACAGAACCGGAGATCAGATGGTGGGGCACCATATTGATTGGATTTCAAAAGATTGTTACCCGGATACAGTGCAGTGGTTCACTTCCAATGACAACAATGGAACATCCACAGATCCTTATCCATGGAATAAATCAACAGTAAAGGCATTCTTGAACAATACATTATTCCCTATGTTGCCAAGCGAATTGAGAGAAGTGATTTCTGAAAAGAGATTTCTGCTTGAGCAGAGATATTCTGCATCAGGAAAACTCACCGATAGCACATCATGGGGATGGCAAGATTTAGGTAAACTGTGGCTTCCTTCAGAGGGTGAAGTAATGGATCAAACAGTTTGGTGCACAAAAACCTTTGGAAATGGCCATGCAGTACAGTATCCTATTTTTGCAAACAGTTGGAGAAACCGCATCAAAGGGGCCGGTGACGGAGGAGACCGGGCCGGCTGGTGGCTCTTGTCTGTGTATGGCGGCTATTCTACCTATGCCTGCGTTGTCGGCAGCCTTGGCAGTGCCAGCAACAGCTACTGCTCCAATGCTAGTCGGGTGCCGGTCTGCTTCCGAATCACAGAATAATCAATCACAATCCCACCCCATCCCAGGGGTGGGATACTTTATGCAGAAAATGAGGTGAGAATATGAGTGTACTGGCCAGGCTCAGAGGGCCATCACAAATGGAAGTATTTCAATTAGCAGAGGAAATCAGAGCTGAAGCCACAAGACTTGTATGGAATACCAATGTGGTGCCGAAGGGGTGGAGAGATATATTTGCAAAACCAATGTGCAAGCTATGCCAAAAATTCTATCACCATATAAGAAAAGCCAACTCCATTTGGGCCGATACAGAGGAGAAAGTGCAGGCAAGAAAAGATGAAACTCAGGAGGCAATAAATACCCTCCGGGATATTTATGATCTCATCAATTACATTGCCACCACTCTCCCGGTGGATTGGAATAAATTTGATAAGCTGCTCACTCTGATGCTGAAAGAAGAGGAAAAGCTGAAGAATTGGAAGGATGGAGTGAAACTGAAACAAAGAAAGAAATAAAAATATAGGTTATTCGCTGAAAATTTTGCTCCGGGCCAACTGGTGGCTCTTGTCTGTGTATGGCGGCAATTCTACCAATGCCTGCAATGTCAACAACAATGGCAATGCCAACAACAACAACTGCTCCAATGCTAATCGGGTGCCGGTCTGATTCACCACATAATATGATCCGACAAAGTAAGCCCATAAAGCTGAAATCTGTATCAGGTGGAGGAAGGAGTGAATGACCTTCACGAAAGTGTAAATTATCTCATCATCTCCTGGGTGCTCATGGAGATGATCATGCTTGATATGAGTGGGTGTACGCTGCTTGCATGGTGCGAAGTCGGGAAGGAGGCGAAAATGAGTGGAGAGCTCGCATTTCATACCCACTACATTATGCAATTACCTGACCACAAATATTGTACAAGGAGGAATTGAGCACGATATATGACAAGCGAAGAAAGGCGGCAAACAAGGTATGAGCGAAGAAAAGCGGCCAGGGAGGAACACAGAAGGGAGAAAATATCAAAATATGATGATTTCAACCGGGTAGCAGACTATAACTCCCTATACAGAGCATACAAAGATGCCCGAAAAGGTGTGACCTGGAAGGCAAGTGTGCAAAGATATGGCCTGGATCTTTGTAAAAACCTATGCAAAACACATAATGCACTGATTGAAGGCAAGGATGTGAGAAAAGGCTTCATTGCTTTTGATTTGGTGGAGAGAGGAAAACTGCGGCACATTCAAAGTGTGCATTTTTCAGAAAGAGTACCACAAAAGAACCTCTCTCAGAATGCTTTGATGCCGGTATTATCCAACAGCCTGATTTATGACAATGGAGCCTCCCGAAAAGGCATGGGAGTGAGCCATGCTATTGATAGAACAACACTATTTCTCCGGGAATATTACAGAGAGCATGGAAACGAGGGATATATTCTCCAAATTGATCTAAAGGACTATTTTGGAAGCATACCACATGAACCCATGAAACAACTGATCCGGGAAAAATTCACAGATGAGAAAATTATCCGGCTCACAGAGAGCTTCATTGATGCCTTTGCGGATACAAAGATGGCAGAAGTGAAGAAATACAAGGATATTGCCATGGAATATGGTGATGAATATGCCAAGGGCCTGGGATTGGGAAGCGAGATATGCCAAATTTGTGCAGTATCTTACCCTGATAAAGTTGATCACTACATCAAGGAGAAGCTGCGGATCCGACCATATGTAAGATATATGGATGATTCATTTATCATTTACCCGGATAAGGAAAAACTGAAGGAAATACTGGAAGAGATCAAAGGAATATATGCATCATTGGGCATCAGGCTCAATGAGAAGAAAACCAAGATTGTGAAACTCAGCAGAGGATTCACATTCCTCAAAACCCATTTTATTCTCACCGATACCGGCAAAGTTGTGAAAAGAATTTGCCGGGAATCAGTGACCAGGGAGAGGAGAAAACTGAAGAAATTTGCCAAACTGAATGAGCGAGGTGAAATGAGCTTTGCACAAATCAGAGAGGCATATAATTCATGGAGAGGTTATGCATCACAAAAGGATGCATACAAAACAATCAGGAACATGGATGCCTTATTTAATAAGTTATTCATAGAGAATTGGGTATATATACCACAAGCAGCCTAAAAGGAGGAAAAGAACATGAGCAACACAACAATGACAAGAGAACAGATCGAGGGAGAAATCAGAGCACTGGATCAGCTTATGAAAAGCCATGACTACATTGGCACCAAGATTGCAATGGGAAGAGCTACCAAGGAAGAGTATGCTGAAGAAATTGCAAAATCTGAAGAGTGGGCAAAGAGAAAGAATGAGCTTCAGGCCATGTTGGATGAGATGAATGAAACAGAATAATTTTGTGTGCTCACATGAGGCAATAAAGTATTGCAAGAGATCTTTGGAGAAGTGCAGCCAGGTATGCAAATGGTATGGCAAGTGTGGAGAATGTGTGAATTATCACATCCCATATAGTCAGCAACCATGCCGGGGCTGCACTTTCCTTTCTGTGGATCGGCCAACAAAACACCAGGAAGGAGAACGAAGATGAGTATTGGAGCAATAATTGGATGGATAGCCGGTGCACTGGCACTGCTGAGCACATTCATTGAAGTATCGAAGATCAAGATCAATCCATGGAGCAGCCTATTCAGATGGATTGGCAAGAAGATGAATGCAGAGGTTATGGAGGAAATCAAAGAGCTGAAGAAGAATGATGAGGAGATCCGCAAGGAGCAGGAGGAGATCAAGAGGCAGCAAGCCATTGATACTGCCGACACCATCAAGGCAGAAGTATTCAGTTTTTATAATGAATGCAAGAGAGACCTGAAACATTCAGAGGCAGAATTCAATCACATAGCCCAACAGAATAAGAAGTACCTGGCCATTATTGAGATCACCAAAGAACCCAATGGAGTGTATGAGATGGAATATGAGTACATCATGGCAATATTCAAGAAAGCCATGGCAGAAAACGATTTTTTGTAGGAGGTGGCCATGTTGACGAAGAAGGAACAGAGAGAACATGAAGCAAAACTCCGAAAGATCCGAAGGGCCGGAGAGAAAAAGCTCATGAGAGATGAACTGAAAAGAGAAAAAGAGGTGTACTGGCCAAGAAAAAAGTGGCCAAGCACTGCAAAATTGGCTATGTCCTACATATTTGCATCCTGCACAGTGGTGCAGATCTATTCCATGGCAGCCATGTGGCACTTTGCGGATCTGTCTGCATTGTATAGCCTGATTGGAGCCACAGTGGGAGAAACAATCACCTTCTGTGCATATGCGGCCAAATCAGCCAAGGAAAACACAGAGGGAGGAATTGTGCATGATATGGCTATGAAATCCCAGGAAGGGGCTAAGGAGCCAACAGAAACAGCCTCAGAAGAGGCCAAAGGATAAGGAGGAATTAAAAGATGGATGATTTATTGTTTAACATTATCAAATTATTGGTGATTATCGTGATCACAGCATTTATGAGGTATGGGATCCCACTGGTGAAGCAGATCATTGAGAGCTCAAAATTCAGCGGAGCAATGAAGTGGGTGGATATTGCTGTGGATGCAGCAGAGCAGACCATCAAGGCATCCGGTGCCGGAGCTGAAAAGAAGGCTATTGTAACAGAATTCCTGAAGGAAATCCTCACAGCAAAGAATATCTCCATATCTGATGATCAGCTTGATAAATTGATTGAGGCTGCGGTATTCGCCATGAATAACAGCAAGGAGGAATGACCATGTGGAAAGTGTTGGCCATTATCTATGCAGTAGTGGCGGCAATCGTTTTTGTGTTTATGATGGTGCTTCTTTGCCAAGCATGGAAGGAAACGAGATATGAGGAGCAGATGATGGATGAATACCCGGAGAGTGCAACCTCAGGAGTTTTGGCAATATCTGTGCTTTTTCTTACAAGCATTATCATAGCAGCACTGTGGCCATTGTGCCCGGTGATCCTGATCGGAGTGTTAGTGTTGGATAAAATTCAGAGAAAGAAAGACGAACAAAAGGAGGGATTGTGATGGCAGTATTGATTGGCCATGCAAGTATTGACGAAAATGGAAAGATCCAGGGAACCACAGCAGGGGATCAGACCGGAAAAGAGATCTGCACAAGAAGTTGGTACAATAAGCCATGGAATGTGTACCTGGAATGCCTGGATGATGCCCTGGCAGAAAAGGCGGCCACATTCATGGAGCAGATCTGTGCAGATGCAGATTTTGGATATTCTCAGCCAAACAGATGGAAGGGATACAACTCTATCATCAACAATGGCCGAAAGGTAGCAGGGGCAAAAGGTGATTTTGATTGCAGCTCCCTGGTGCTGAGCTGCTATATTTTTGCAGGGCTATCCATTGCAGCCAGTGGTTACACCGGCAACATGAAGAGCATCCTGGTGGGCACCGGAAAATTCAAGGCATACACAGATTCAGCTCACCTCACATCAGATGCCTATGCAAAGAGAGGAGGCATATACCTGAAGGAGAGCTCTCATGTGGTGATGGCACTGAGCAATGGCTCAAAGGCCTCTGCAAGCTCCTCAGGCGGCTCAGGAGCGACTTCAACAAGTGCAGGCAATAAAATGTATGTCGGCAAAGGAATTGGAACCGCAACAGCCAAAACCAATATGAATGTGAGAGCAGGAAGCAATACCGGCAGCAAGTCTATTGGTGGAGTGACCAAAGGAGCCTCTGTGGAGGTATTGGAGATCCTCAGCAATGGATGGTACAAAATTGTGTGGCCGGGTGCATCCTGCGGCTATGCATACACAAGCAACAAATCCGGCCAGTATTATACATATGTGGCCAATGGAACTGTGGGATCCGGCAATGCTTCACTGAAGCCGGTGAGTGCCAAGAGTAAAAATGCAGCCCTGGCCGGAAAGTACACAACAACAGCAAATTTGAACCTGAGAGCAGTGCCGGGTGCGCTGACAGATGATAATATAATCACTGTTATGGATAAAGGTGATCCGGTGCAGAACTATGGATATTATACCATGGTGGATGGAGTAAAATGGTTATTGGTAGCCTATGAGAAATTAACCGGATATTGCAGTGAGGAATATCTCAAAAAATAAGGAGGAATAAAACAATGGCAGAAGTAAAAACAACAGAACAGATCAAGGTATTGGCCGGAACATTCCCGGCAGCTCATGGAGATCAGGCAAGGAAACTGAAGGAGGCACTGAAGGAGGCCAAAATTGATGGCTTTACAGTGAAGCCGGCCAAAGATATGCCTGGATACATCCAGGTGATTGCGGAGTGCAAGGATAAAGCGGCAGCAGAGGCTATGATCAGCCAGGCAGCAGCCAAGAAGCTGAAACTCTGCATTGCAAAATAAAAAAGAGGAGAGCATCAGCTCACCTCCCTGGAATCCTGAAGTTATAGGTTGACAACATAGGCAAATGTGGTATAATTTTCAAAGAATATGAGGTTCGGATATAGCACCGAATCCCTCATCTTTGAGAAGTAGCGGAAAATCTTAGAAATTGAGATTTTCCGCTTTTTTCTTTTAGTTAATCCGGCAGCAGGGAATTACTTTGATACAAGATGCAGATATTGATAACAAAGGATGGAATGAGATGAGAAGAAGAAAAAAAGAATCAGGTGTCAAAACAGTATTGTTAGTGATCTTTGCTGTTTTATTTATGATCATGGCGATCAGCGTTATAGTGATCGTTTTTGGAAAAATCCATTCTGACTATGAAAAGCTGGATATGACAAAAGCCAGTGAACAGCAGACGTTGGAAGTTCCGGCGGTTGAAACAACACAGACCGATCAGCTAGGATGGGAAGAAACGGAGGACGGCTGGAAGTATAAGATTGATGAAAAAACATATGCATCAGATCAGTGGCTGGAAATAAAAGGTTTTCTGTACCATTTTAACGATAAAGGCTTTATGACAACCGGACAGTGGAAGAAAGACGGGCAGATCTTTACCTGTCATGATGTAAAAGGATATCTGAAAAATATTGAACCGGATCCTGGTTATGTTCCGGAAGATACAGGGGAAGATCTGGATAGTTTTGTAAGGACCAATGTATTCTGGTGTTATTTGGACAGTGAAGATACAGGGCTTTTTAAAACCATTCTTTATAAAAAAACGGTAGATAATAAAGTGAAGCCTCTTGGAAATGAAAAGAATCCTGAGAAGTCTACGAAAAATTCTTTAAGGGCTTATGGGGACTATGTGTATTATCTTCCAAAGGTGGATGAGAGCAGAAAGTCGTCTCTTTCTGACGAGGAAAAAGAAATGTGTGATGTACTGATGCGCATGATTCCGGGACAGAACACAAAAGAGATCATTGCTGAGAATGTAGATGGATATCTGGTATTAGATGGAACCATTTATTATGCCCAGGAAGGTAAGATCCATACGGCAACTTCCGGAGCAGAAACAGAGCTTTCGTCAGGAGGTTATCAGGTAAGGATCGATGGAGATGCATGTTATCTTGTTAATGCATTGGGAAAGCCGGTAACAGCCAAAGAAAGTTCCAATATTACAGTAGAAGATCGTGTATACAGGATAGATGAAAATGGTAAGATCAGCTATGTAAAGAAAAATCCGGCTGCGGCAGATGGAAATTCCTATGAACTTCAGGGAACCGGATCTTTGATGCAGCTTGTAAAAAGGACAGCTTCTCGAAGCAAGACCATTATAAAAGCGGATTATGGTGTACAAAGTTATTGTATTGTGGATAATTCTATTTTTTTCAGCGCTTATGTGGATAAGACTTCAGATGGAAAATGGTACAGCTGCATTTATAAGACAGATCTGAACGGAAAAGAGAAAAAAGCGGTCAGCGGTTATTTTCCGGGAGCAATTTTTAATCTTTACTATTTTTAAAGCCAGGGCGAGATATACGGAGAATATCATCCTAAAATATGGGAAAATGCCTATGGTGTGATTATCAATGTAAAACAGGATGGAACTATTTATACAGTGAAGGACAGTTCAGAAAGAACAGGAAAAAAAGTTACGGGAAATGATATGATCGAGATCCTGGCACTTCAGGATGGAAAGATGATCGGCCTGTGGCATGACTGCAGCTGGAGCAGGAATGGGGGAATTACTCAGGTCCTCTGGAGTCAGCCGGTTTCCCTGGATGTTTCTTCAAAAGCTAAAGTAGAAACGATGGATAAGATTAAAACGGAAGAAACCATGGCACAGGAAACTACAGCGGCTGCGGAAAAAGTGGTGCCTGTATCACCGATAGAAAACTCAGGAACAGGAAAAGTACAGCCATCCCAAAACCATATGGAGGCAGTGATCGGGACAGAGGCACCTGGAAAGCATGTGGAAGAAACCACAGTAGTTCCGGCGCCAATTGCTCCGACGACTTCTCCGGCCAGAGAGACCACGGCAGAAGAGATCAAGATCGTGCCGTTGTCTTAATGAACGTCTTCTTCATCAAAATCTACGACCACATAAAATCCGCGGGAGTTTTCACGAACTTCTTTTACAATACCATATTCGGATTTAATACGGTCACGGGCGGCGAAGCAGCCAGACATAGCTACTGCAGGATCAATAATATAGCTGTAGCTGCTGGTTCCTTCCCGTTCGATGATCTTAACTTTATCACCGGCGCTTACAAGGCCGGGACGTTCCATTTTAAATTCAACAGTTCTCAT